CCTTTTGTGTCCGAATACGCATTTTCTACCTTTTTTTATCTCGGTGTTAATACCACAGGAGGAGGCACAAACTCCAACGCATTTTATGACGATGTTGCGTTGATTAACACTGCGATAACCGCATCCGAAGTCCGCTTCCTACACGAGCAAGGCCGGGGCGGTGGACTGTTGTATCAACCACCCAGACGACGCAGTTATTCGGCAGCTGGCGGATTTAAAGCGTACCGGGCTAGGCGTCAATCACAACTAATCGGAGGCGGTCTATAGTGTATCCACGCAATGCAGCAAGCCCGGAGCGAATCTCGATTGGTCCAGTTGTTCAAATCAGCGATGGAGCGGTACAAACGGCAGGCGTGACCGTTCGCATATTGCCCTTTGGTGGCTCTGAGGCTGACGGCGTTGGGACCGTTGCATACTCGACCGATGGCGTGGTTGTTTACACGCCGACGCAAGCCGAGACGAACTATACTTCATTCGTTTTGATAGCCAAAAAAACAGGGTGCATTCCGGCTAACGTGACAGTAGTAACTAGCGAATCGACTGTAAGCGGGCGGGTCTACGTTGCAACCAATGGGGACAAAACAGGATACACAGCGACAGTCTCGGACAAAGCAGGATTTAAGCTTGCAAGCGATGGCTTGGCGTTGGTGACAGCATGGACGGTTGGCATCACAGGAAACATCACAGGCAATCTAAGCGGGTCAGTTGGCAGCGTGACTGGGGCGGTTGGCTCGGTTACATCATATGGAACGCTTGTCAACGACGTTGCAGCAGCAGTTTGGTTGGCGGGCACTCGAACGCTAACTGGGTTTGGAACCCTTGTTGGTGACGTTGCTACGGCGGTTTGGGGCGCAGCATCGAGGACACTTACGGCCTTTGGTTTCAACGTCAATTTAACTCCGACGACCGGCATGGGTAATCAAAGCGGAACGATTGGCGGTATTAGCGGCGTGAGTTTCCCTGCCAACTTTGGATCTATGGTTATTAATAGCACGACCGGGCACACGGCGGCGGTCGTGCATTCAGTCCAAGCAGGGGCTTACACTTCGGCGGCTTTTGCGGCTAACTGGCTAACTGCGTCCGGCTTGGCAAGTGATGCGGTTGCTGAAATCGTTGCGGGCGTTTGGGATGAGGCGACAAGCGGGCACACCACAGCGGGCACAACGGGCAAGGCGTTGATCGACTCAGGGGCAGCAGGCAATCCGTGGAGCACGGATTTATCGACGGGCTATTCTGGGACGCAAGCAGGCAACGTTCTCAATGCGGTCAAAACAAAGACTGACACGATCACCACGCCGACTATCAACGTCTACCCTGTCGCAGCGTCAACGCCTGATCGAGTTAGTGGGACGACGCTTACGTTCTACCGCGATGAAACTAGGTCGGTATCGATCTTGACTGACTTTACGTTGACCTCGATGGTGCTTCGATTTGTCGTCGAGGACAATCGCGGCAATGATGTTTACACGCTGGCCGATGGATCGATTAGCAGATCGAGCCAAACAGCGACGGTTGCGGTGACGACAGCGGTTACCGGATCACTTGGGCAATACGCTTGGTCTTTGCGGGATATCACAGGCGGGCTCAATAGCGTGGTCGCTAGGGGAGTGCTAAGCGTCCAGCTAGCAGCGTCATCGTGAGACTCTGCCGATGCGGGAAGATAGTTGCCAATCGATGCGAGTGCCAAGGTGGTACTAGTACACAGCGTCGAGACACGACAGCAGAAGGGCACGGCACGGATCATCGCAGGGCATCGGAGCGATACAGGGCAGAGCATCCTCTATGTGAGCGGTGCGTCATGCTTTATGGGGCAATCGACGCCAAGCCTAGCAAAGACATGCATCACATTCACTCGATCAGTTCTGCGCCTCATCTCAGGATGGATCGCAGCAATTGGCTTGCCGTTTGTGGGGCCTGCCATGAGGCTGTAGAGGGCCGAGAGTTACAGGGCATGCAGATCAAAGCGTGGTCTGTGCGTGCGTACAATAGAGCAATGGAGGCCTGCAATGTGCCAAAATAAAGAATGCAAGCAGTGCGGCAAGAGTTTTGGCGGGTTTAGGTACGCCAGCAAGTTTTGCTTAGATTGCAGAGCAAGCATGGCGAACAAGCAAAGACATTGCAAGTCTTGCAATGCGCCATTGCCAAGAACACAAGGGCCCAAGAAATATTGCAAGGCGTGCGCTGTAAAGGCGGTTCAGTTGAGGACGCAACTGGAATCGATCGAATCGGCCATTGGTAAGTTTTGCAGCGTTAGGTTCATTGAATGCGTCGAGTGCAATAGGCTGTATTCGGCGTCGACTACCTACCGCCAGAAGATCGACGTTTGCGGTGCTGAGTGTCGAGCAAAGGCGTATGCAAAGGCGGGCGTTGAAGGTAAAAGGTGGCTGCAGTACCCGTTTCAGTTTAAATTAAGCGATAGCGTTGTTGCGGTTCGGTCGAGAATACGACGAGTAGTCGACAAGGCGCAAGTGGGCTTTTGCTGCTTTTGCGGGTCCGCAAAGATTATGGGTGATGCGGCACAGAGAAAAGCAAGTAAAGGCGGAAGGGTGTTTTGTGATGAGCAATGCGCCTGCGAATGGAAGTCCATCCATTACGCATCGGCCAACCATAAACCAATGGAGTCACAGCGACAAAAGACCAGGGCAAAGCAGCAGCAAAGACAAGAGCAATCCGAACGAAAGAGACGCGAAAAGGAAGCTGCAAAAGCGTTAACGCCTAAGAATAAAAAGAACCCAGGTTATGTCACTTGTGCTCAATGCGGCAGTACCGTTTGGGTCGAACACCACGCAGGCAAAAAATACTGTTCGGTAAAGTGCTCTAAAATGGCTTATCGCCAGACCGATGCCTATAAAGCAAGCAGAAGGGAAAGAAACCGCAACAGAGAGCATATCAAGCGATCTAAGGGGGTTGGAGACAGGATCACAATCCCTGACCTAATGAAGAAACACAAAAGCAGGTGCGTAAATTGTTGTACGATTTGCGTAAAGCCTGAGGGCTACAATTGGGACAACGAGGCAAACATCGACCATGTATTACCCATAGCGGCAGGCGGCTTGCATATTTGGTCTAATGTTCAACTGCTTTGCAGGCGTTGCAACATGGCAAAAGGCGATAAGGTGGCTAAAGGGACTCAGTTGATGCTAGACCTGAGGTTCAAATAGTGGGGGTATCAGAATTGTTTATAACCCAACGGCGTCGATCTGTCGAAATCGCTTCCGTTAGTATCTCCGTTTCTGTAAACTCAGACTAGAAAGGCTTGGATTTCATGGTGAAGGGCCGTAAACCGCTTTCTAACGCGACCAAAGAGGCTTCGGGTGCATTTACCAAGCATCCTGAGCGACGCAACGCAGACGAGCCAAAACCGAAGCTAGGCAGGCCAAGGATTCCTGATGCCGTAGAGGCTGATCCGACTGCCAAATCTCGATGGCACTGGGTTTGCGATCAACTAGCATCTATGAACCTACTTGCCGAGACCGATCAAGGATTAATTGCGGGCTATTGCCTTGATTACTCGATGATGCTTTCCCTATGGGAGATCATCAAGGGAGGCAACGTGGCAGATATGAACGGCAACGGCGGTGCAATCACGCGACCCGAAGCAAATCAGTTTCATAAATTTGCCGACCGAATCCTAAAACGTGAGGCCGAACTAGGATTGACGCCTTCGAGTAGATCCAGGCTCAAAGCTCCGCAAACAGAAGAAGAGGACGAATTCACGCAGTGGCTAGCGAGGGCTCCAAGTTGATCGCAAGTGGCGTTTCTTTGCGAGTCGAAGACTACTGCCAGGCCGTCGAGGACGGTTCGGTAGTTGCTTGCGATAGGGTCAAGGATGCTGTCTTGCGCTATCGGCTCGACATGGGCAGGCAATCGACGCCAGATTTTCCTTACTACTTCGACGCCGATAAAGCCTCTAGCGTCTGCGAGTTCTTTCCGCTGGTCCTTAGGCACTCAATCGGCGAGTACGCAGGCAAGCCGTTAACCCTTGAGGATTGGCAAGTCTTTGGCTTGTGGAATATCTTCGGATGGCGGCGCGATGAGGATCGAACTAGGCGGTTCCGCAAGGTCTATTGGTCAATGGCTCGGAAGAATGGCAAGACTACTTTTGTCGCAGGCTTGAGTCACTACCTAGCAATGGCCGACATAGACCCAAGGACGGGCAAGCCGGAAGCAATTGGTCAGATCCTTTTGACGGCAACAAAAAAAGAGCAAGCAAACATTGCATACGGCGAATGCGAACGCATGGTAGGACAATCGAAAACAATGCAACTGCGTACCGACATTCGAAACGAAACGATTACCTACACTCACAACGGATCGTACATCCGCAAGGTATCCTCAGACAAGCCATTCGACGGATTGAACCCGCATTGCGTAGTTATGGATGAAGTCCACGCATGGGGCCAGCATCATCGCAAGTTCTACGATACGATGGTGACGGGCAGCGGCTCACGTTCCCAGCCTTTGCATATCATCATTACAACCGCAGGCGATGACAAATCGGACTTGTGGCTACAAGAATACAATTACGCAACCAACGTGGTTTCAGGCGTAAGCAAAGATGAGACGCTATTCGCCCTAATCTACGAGCTAGACAAGAATGAGGATTTCGAGGACGAATCAACCTGGATAAAAGCGAATCCAAACCTAGGCGTGTCGGTTAAAGCCGAGTACCTTCGCGAACAAGTAAATAAGTTTCGCCATACGGCAATCGGTCGGAATCTGCTTGATCGTTTTCACGGCAATCGTATTGTTTCATCCATTGAAAAAGCCTTCGACCTTGAGGACTTTGAAAAGTGCGTCAAGCCTTATTCGGATTGGTCGCAGGCTGACGGCTACGGGGCTGGTGTTGACCTTGGGGCACGCGACGACTTGGCGGCTTACGCCTTGTGCGCCCGATTCCCTATTGATGTTACCGACGAGGGTAAGACGATATACCGCTACGAGATCCGCACGAAAGCTTACATCGCCGACAATAGCAACCGCGACCTAACCGCAATGCCCTTTTCGCAATTCATCTTCGACGAGGAAATCATCAAGGCAACCTATCCAATCGAGGATCTTACCGAATCGCTATTGGCTGACCTTGAAGCCAACGACATCGGGACGGTTGCGTACGATCCATACAATGGGCAGCAGCTAGGGGAGCGGCTAGCCAAGTCCGGCGTGACAGCGGCTCGGATGGCGCAGAACCAAGCCAACTTCAATGAGGCTATTCGCGATTTCATTCAATTGATGAAAGAGGGACGTTTAGTCTTTGCCGACTCGAAGCTGCTACGCTGGTGCGCAAACAATGCTATAATCGCCAAGGATCGGCAAGATCGGTGGATGTTCGACAAGGCGAAATCTAAAGACAAGATAGACCCTATCGTCGCGGCGGTGATGGCTTATCGAATCGCTAGTTTGCAGCCTGAGCGTTCAATCGGAAGCTTGTTCATTAACTGAGGGAAAGCATGGCAGACAAGACCAGTTTTTGGCAATATTTGATGAACAGGATCGGCGGCACGGATCAGGATGAAGAGTTGACGCCAGTCACGCTCGATAATGCAATCCAGATCCCCGTTGTTAGATACGCTCTTGGCAAGGTTACCTCTGCTATCGCGCAAGTGCCCTTTCGAATCATGGAATACACTGAGGACGGCAAAGAGCCAGCGAAAAAGCACAAGTGGTATTTTGCTACCAACAAGCGACCGAATCAGTACGATAAGAAGTATGATTTCTTTGAGTTCCTGTTGACGCAAGCAATCATGTTTGGCGATGGCCGGGCGGTTATCGATTTTGATGCCAAAGAATTATTACCGTTGCATTTTCAGCATACCGTGACGGTGTGGAAAAACGGCAAAAAGTATCACGCGACCAAGATTGACCAAGACGATCCGATTTGGAGGTTCGAGCCATCGAAGAAAACCGGCAAGCAGGCGAACGTCCTAGTATTCGACGATAGCGAGATCATTCATATTAAGGGGCTTTCAACAAACGGGCTCACGGGCTCGGGCATCCTCGATTGCAAGCGAACCATTCGCATATCCATAGACGCTGAGGAAACGGTCGAGAAACAGCTAAACAAAGGCTTTAGCGGCACTCTTATGCTTGAAGCTCCAAGTGGAGTTTTTCGCAAAGAGGAAGACGCTAAGCAGTTCCTGGAAGATTTCTCGAAGCGGCATACCGGATCGCAGGCAGCAGGAAAGCCGGGCTTGTTGCGTGAGGGCATCAAGGCGAACATTGTCACCATGACGAACGTCGATTCGCAAATGATCGATCAGCGACGTTTCAATCGCGAAGACGTAGCATTGCTTTTTGGGCTTGAGACGATCATGGGCGAGGATAAATCTGTGTCGTACAATTCCGCAGAGCAAAAAAATCAACAAGAGGTACGCAATTGCTTCATGCGGTGGACCTGCAAAATCTGCGAAGAATTCGAGGACAAGCTTTTATCTGAAATCGATGTAAGGCTCGAGCGGTATTGCTTCGAGTTCGATTTTAGCGGCTACTTGAAGCCGGATTCGGCGGCACTTTCTGACATGCTCATTAAGCTTCGCAACGCAATGGTTATTACCGCCAATGAAGCTCGAGCGGCACTCGGCTACAATCGCATCGATGGGGGCGATACGCTGGTTAACCCCGCAACAATGAGCGGCAACCAGCAAGCAGGCCAGCAAGTGGACCCAGAAGCTACCGAAGCAAATAAGAACGATGCCGAAGATGCAGCCGATGCAATTGCAGACGCCAAGGAAATGCAATCGTCAACCGTCGAAAACCTTGTTCGGCAATTACTCAGGCGTGAGGCTAGCGACGTAAAAAGCGGCACAAACAACGCGGATTTTTTAGGCTGGATGGATTACCACTACTCCAAATGGGAACCGAAGCTAGCGGATAAATTTGAGGATCTTGGAATTGATAGAGGCAAGGCTACAGAGCATTGCAAAGAGTCGAAGCAAATGCTTTTGACCTGCGCCGACAGCAAGCCAGAAGCGTTTAAAGCGGTGGTTGAAACCTGCGTCAAGGATTGGGAAAATCGAGCGTTTAAAATTTTAAGCAAAGGGCAGTAGCATGGCAATTCGAATAAACAAGGATACAGGCGAAGTGTTTCTCTACGGCATCGTTGGCGATGCATGGGGAGAGGATTCTTTTTCGTCCGGCGACGTTATCGACGCACTGGGAAAGCTGGGCGGAAAACGTGCGTTGATTCGCATTAATTCCCCGGGCGGCATTGCAGACGAAGGTATCGCGATATACAACGCAATCAAGAGATATCCTGCTGGCGCCGATACCGTGGTAGACGCTCTAGCAGCGTCGGCGGCTAGCGTGATTGCTCTTGCTGGGGACAAGCGAACTACATCGTCTGGTGCTCGCTGGATGATTCATAGGGCTCTTACAATTGACGTGGGCAACGCTTCGCAACTGCGAAAGACTGCCGACACGCTAGAGACCTACGATCAATCGATTGCTGAAATCTACGGCAAGTACTTGAAAGACGAAAACGGGCACAACTTGCCGACAAATCAGGTTATGGATTTGATGGAAGCTGAAACGTGGTTTACTAGCGAGTCCTCTGTAGCAGCAGGGCTTGCTACCGATGTTGGCGAACATGCGAAAGTGCTTCCGGTTCCAGCGGCTTGGTTCAAGAATGCTCCAGAGGATCTACTAGGGCCGACAGAAAAACGAACTGGCACAACGGCCAAAGCTCAACTTTCAAAAATCAAGGCTAGGCAATTGGCAATCAGGTCGAAAATTTAGGATGGTTGACACGGGCGAACCCTTCGCCTAGATTTATTTCAACGCAAGCGGGCTAGATCCGTTTGCCACAACCGACACGCATCAAAATTGCACCTTCTTAGCGGCATGAGATCGCAGGCGTCGAGCGTAACAACTGTTTCGTTCCACGTTGGCAAGTCTCAAGCCGTTTTTCTTTTGGCTTGCCAGCAAAGCAAAAAAGGAAGTGCAAATGAAGTCAGCAAAACAACTTCGCGAAGAAATCCAGGCCCTTTGCGATAAAGTCTCAGCAATCGTCAAGGTTGCGGAAATCGAAGCTCGCGAATTGACCTCCGACGAAGCCTCTGAGGTTGACAGAATTCAGGGTTCCGGCGATAAGACCGGCGAGATTCAAGCTATTCAAGAGACTTTGGATCGAGTCGAAAAAATCGAGAGGATTCAAGCTCAATTAGCAGGCGAAAAGGCCGTTAAATCGCTTGATGCGATCAGCGATGATGGAGTAAAGGCCATCAAAGTTCCGGCTCGGGCAAGAGCGACCGGCAAGCTCCAAGCGTTCAAGACCGAACAAGAAGCCTACGCAGCCGGAAAGTTTTTTCAGGCGGCTCTCGGCGGTAACAAAAATGCTGCGAAGTGGTGCCGTGAGCATGGCTTAATTAGAAATGCTATGACCACTGGCGACAACACCAAGGGCGGTTTCCTTGTGCCAGAGCCCCTGGAGAACACCATCGTCGAGCTTCGCGAAAAGTACGGCGTTTTCCGCCAATACGCGCAGCCGATGACGATGCCCGATGCCGTTATGTTGGTGCCAAAACTGCAAAGCGAGGTAACCGCTTACTACGTTGGCGAAGGCGATCCAGTCAACTCGCGAAATTCAATTACCGCCAGCGATATGGCCTTGCAGCAGATCAAGTTGGAAGCCAAGAAGTTGGCAACGCTCACCGTCATCAGCAACGAGCTTTCCGAAGATGCTGTTATCAGCATTGCCGACATGCTTACCCGGTCGATTGCGTATCAGTTCGCACGCAATGAGGACCTTGCAGGCTTTCTCGGTGATGGGACCAGCACTTACGGCGCAATCGTCGGG